ATTTGAAATTGACTGGAATGAAAAGTTTGTTGCTAATCTAGTACGTGCTGGATATCAACTCAAGCGCGAAGACACTGACTCGGAAATTGTGGACCGGTGGTTCCAGAATGTCTGCAGACACGTTGTAATGGAAACCTGGGAACAGGAACAAGCCATGAACCCGGAACCTTATGTTCGTAGTAGGAATTTAGGTAATGGGCGCAGAGAAGTAAGTTGAAGTATGAATATCGGAGTATTTGGCGATAGTTTTGCAATGGCGTCCTACGAACGTAACATCTGGTGGCGAGTGCTTGAACAGCAATTTGGACATACAGTTACCAGTTACGGGCAAAGTGGATCTAGCATCGAATACAGTGCAGTGCTAATTGAACAACTCCATACTCAATTTGATTTTATGATTTGGTGCTTGACTTGGCCCAACCGTGCTAGCCTAAAAACTCCCGATGGATATATTCATACCGGAAATCTAGTCGGTAAACAAAAAAAGACCGGGCGATCAGATATTGATGCCAAGATTAATGCATGCATTGAATACTCAAATCTTGCTGTTGATCACGATGCTACCAATCTTATCTATCGAACTGCTGCATATGGATTCTTGCAACGTTATCCAAATTTGATGATCATACCTTGCTTTGATCAGCCAATGCATACACCGTTTAATTTGTTTTCATTAAGCTTAATGGAAGTAGAGCATTACTTCCCCGCAGAATCATCATTTAGTAAAGTACTTTCCAAGTATCATGACATGAGGCCTGCGCACCTGACCATAGAGAATAATATGATATTGGCCCAGTTGATCAATCATGATTTAAAATCAGGTATTTTCCAAACAGAGTATAGTAATTTCTCATTATCTGATACACCGATTACAGATAATATTTTTAAAAAAATACAATGATATTCAACAAAGTAAAAGAGCTCAAAGAGCAGGGTAAAACAATCGGCATTGTGTTTAGTACGTTTGATATGTTGCATGCCGGACATATTGCAATGTTGAGCGAGGCTAAAAACTACTGCGACTACTTGATTGCAGGTCTACAAACAGATCCAACCATAGACAGGCCAGAAACCAAGAACGTCCCGGTTCAAACCATTGTAGAACGACAGATTCAGTTGGCCGCTACTCGCTATGTTGATGAGGTTGTGGTGTACCAAACGGAAAAAGACCTAGAAGACCTGTTGCTTATCCTGCCCGTGGATGTCAGGATACTGGGCATCGAGTACGCGGACCGTGATTTTACTGGCAAGACTATTTGCACACAACGCAACATCAAAATTATCCACAACGCAAGAGACCACAGCTTTAGCAGCAGCAGTCTGAGAAAGCGTGTGGTAGAATCAGAAAGTTTAAAAAATTGTAAAGGCACTCAATGATCTTGTACATCAATGGCGATAGCCATGCCGCAGCTGCCGAAGCTGTTAACTGTCATGCATTTGCCGAAGATGATCGTCGCTACTTTTACATGGGACGGGTGCCCCATCCAGATAACTCGGCAGTAAGTTGGGGCAAAAGATTATCTGATGTTATCAAAACCAGTTACAAGTGTGATGCCGAGTCGGCTAGTTCAAACACCCGGATACTTCGCACCACGCGGCAGTGGTTGAAAGATACAGATCTTTCAACCACTGAAGTTCTAGTAGTCATTCAGTGGAGCACATGGGAGCGTGAAGAATGGTTACACAACGGTACCTATTACCAAGTCAATGCATCGGGTATTGATCATGTACCCGATGAACTAATAGAACGGTACAAAAACTTTGTTACTGGGGTTGACTGGGAACAGGCAACCAACTGTGCACATCAAACAGTTTGGGATTTTCATCTTGAGTTGACTGCATTAGGGGTGCCGCATTTATTTTTGAACGGGAATAGCCACTTTGGTAACATACCCTTAGAAGAACGCCTGGATTGGGGTAATATCTATATAGGACCATATGATCCTGCGATGACCTACGATCAGTGGCTAAAAAACAACGGTTATCAAACAGTCGCCCCCGATTCTTGGCATTTTGGGCAAGAATCCCATACTGCCTGGAGTCGATTTGTGTTACAATACATGATCAAGAATCAAATAATATAATTATTCATGCTAGTTAATCCCTACACGCCTGGTACACCATTTAAGAATTTCCCAATGCTTGACCAGCAGATCAATGAGTACTATGATGAAATCTTTGAGTTTGTCCCTGGGCCGGGCTACAACAATACTACTCCAAGATTTAAGCTAGACTCGGGATTAAAATTTGGATTTCGTGATATTTTTTATTGCATCGATCAACTATACGATAGTAATCCCAAGTCTGTGATTGACGTTGGCTGCGGAGAATGCATATGGAAACGCTGGTTCCCTAACATTATTGGATTTGATCCTACCCCAAGTCCTTACGCCAATCATGATTTTATTGATTACTTTGACGAAGAATTTAGTCGCGGGCACAAAGAAAAGTACGACTCGGGCATAGCACTTAATAGTATACATTTTGTATCATGGGTCTATGTTAGGACTCAACTTGATCTAGCAATGAACATGATCAAACCCAATGGTCGATTTCTATTTACTTTCAATTTTTATCATTTTGATAAACATACGCCCGATCATAAATTTACTAGTCAGTCGCAACGGATAGAATTTATGGATTCTATCCTAGCATCATTGCCATACAAGGTGCACTTATTAGATTATCCTGCACTGCACGGTGTCGATGAATCTCAAGTCGAGGCCCATGCTCATCTCAACGGACATGTCCGCATAATTCTGGAAAAGAACCAATGAAATATCTCTTGATTGATACTGCTAACATGTTCTTCCGCGCGCGGCATGTGGCGTTCCGTGCCAGTGATCCTTGGGAAAAGATCGGCTACGCCCTGCACATCACACTGAGTGCGGTAAACAAGGTGGCGCGTAAGTTCAACGCCGATCATGTTGTGTTCGCACTTGAAGGCCGCAGCTGGCGCAAAGATGTGTATCTTCCTTACAAGCGCAACCGTGCTGAACTGCGGGCTGCTGCTACAGAAAAAGAGCAAGAAGAAGATAAACTGTTCTGGGAAACATTTGATAACTTTACTAAATACTTGAGTGAGCAGACCAACTGTTCAGTTATCCGACATGAAAACGCCGAAGCCGATGATATCATTGCGCGGTGGATAGCGTTACACCCCCAAGACCAACATTATATTGTCAGCAGCGACACCGACTTCGTTCAATTGCTTGCGCCAAACGTGCAACAGTTCAACGGCATCACCGATGAGTTGCTGACTCTTGAAGGCATTTTTGACGCCAAAAACAAACTCGTAATTGACAAAAAAACCAAGCTACCCAAGACTGTTCCTGAACCCAAATGGCTATTATTCGAAAAGTGCATGCGTGGAGATTCCAGCGACAATGTGTTCTCGGCCTATCCCGGTGTGCGTGTCAAAGGCACCAAGAACAAAATAGGGCTGCTTGAGGCATTTGCCGATCGAGAACGTCAAGGCTATGCGTGGAACAATCTCATGTTGCAACGCTGGACTGATCATGAAGGTGCCGAACATCGTGTGCTGGACGACTATCAGCGCAATCTTATGCTGATTGATCTTACTGCCCAACCCGACAACATCAAAGCTGCGGTAGACACTGCAATCAAAACCCAAATTAGGCACAGAGATATCGGACAAGTGGGTGCACGGTTCATGAAGTTTTGCGGCAAGTTTGAACTCAATCGTGCATCTGAATCAGCAGAACAATTCAGTCGTTGGCTGAACCAAACATACCCAGGAGTACTTAATAATGATAGTAGCCAAAACAGTAATACCTAATCAGTATTGGATCCTACGGCAAGGTGATACCAAAGTTGGTAACATCGAGGCTGGCCCGGATGGATTTCAAATCAAAATCAACAACGTTATACAACAATACAAATCCATCAAGACTCTTAAACAAAAAGTTCAAATCGACTTTGAACCGGTTGAGAAGAAATCCGCTCCTGTAGTTGATAATGAAGTTAACGGGTTCCCTACTACCGGACGCCCATACACGCCATCTATGATGTCAAGCATCAGGTACCACTCTGGACACGTGAACCCAGGTCCAAGTCTTGGTTTGCTGCTGGATGGTATCGTGTGCGTGTCGGCCGTACGTGGCAAGTGGTTCAGAGCCCCAAGTTGATTGTGCTGCAACGGTATGAATACAAAGGACCTTTCCGTAACGAGGCCGAGGCGCGGGCATGAGTATTCATATCAACAAATTTATCGATAAGATCAAGGCCACCGAAAGTCGTAACCTGCGAGACCTCACAATGTCCATGACTGACGCCAGGGATCTGCATGCTGATATTACCAAGCTGCTGCTGGCTGTGCAGGTGTTACAAGAGCGGGGGCAGGCTGCTGCACCAACTACTAACGTCATCTCGGTTGAAGTCGAGGGCGGTACCTTTTAGCCCCTAAAGTTGGCTCATAAATAAATGTAGGAGTTTATTGATGAGCCGACCCAGACCAACTGTACTTGTTGAAGTAACTAATCGTAGTACATACAAGACCGAACAAGTGTTAGCAGCCGAAGGAGT